CGGCGATCGTCATCGAGCCGATCAACGACACCGCGCAGCAGAACACCGACCTGCCGACGCTGGACTGGAGCCTAACGGTGCGGGTGGCTGTGATCGTGCGCGGTGATGTGCCAGACCAGCAAGCCGACCCGATTGTTGAAAGCCTGCACAGCAAGCTGATGGCAGACTTGACCCTTGGCGGTTACGCCATGGACATCCAGCCGCAGAGCGTTGGCTTTGAAATGGTCGATGCAGACCAACCTGCCGGCGTGATCAGCTGCGACTACTTGGTCCGCTACCGCACCAGCGTGACTAATCTGGCGACAGCATGATGGCTAACATGGATCAGAACTCCGGCCAGGGCGGCAGCACCGGCCACAACCCACACAAATGAGGATGTGAGCAATGGCTCTGCTTTCCCGCAAACGCCTAATCCTTTGTAAGTCCGAGGCCAGCTATGGCGTGGACATCACTCCGGCTGGCACTGATGCGCTGCTGGTGCGCAGTCTTGATGTGACACCAATCGAGGCTGATGTCGTCAGCCGCGACTTGATCCGCAACTATCTGGGCAACTCCGACCAGCTGCTGGCACAGACCCGCGTCAGCATCTCCTTCCAGGTGGAGATGGCCGGCTCTGGTGCTGCCGCCACCGCGCCACGCTTCAGCAGCCTGCTGAAGGCCTGCGGCATGGCTGAAACCATTACCGCTGCAGCTGTCACCGGATCAGCAACGGCAGGTGGTGCAGGCACCATCACGCTGGCCGCTGGCGCCAGTTCCGTGGATGACTTCTATAACGGCATGGTGGTTTCGATCACCAGCGGCACCGGCAACGGTCACATTGGCCTGATCACCGATTACGTCGGTTCTTCCAAGGTGGCGACGGTGCAGGCCTCTACCGCTACCTTCGTACCGGCTGCTGCCTCTGCTTACAGCATCGCCGCCAACGTGGGCTACCTGCCCGTCAGCACGGGCTTCAGCAGCGCCACGATCTACTTCAACAACGATGGCGTGCTGCACAAGATCACCGGCGCGCGCGGCACCTTCACGCTGACCACCGGCGTGGGTGAGATCCCGACAATCGATTTCCAGCTGACCGGCATCTACAACGCACCGACCGACACTGCTGCACCAACCACCACTTACAGCGATCAAGCCACGCCGGTGATCTTCAAGGCTGGCAACACCAGCGCATTCTCGATCCTGAACTACACCGCCTGCCTGCAGTCGTTGTCGTTCAACGTGGCTAACGAAACGGTCTACCGCGAGCTGGTTGGTTGCACCAAGGAGGTGATGATCACCAACCGCGCCCCGGCTGGTGAGTGCATGATCGAGGCGCCAACGATCGCGCAAAAGGACTTTTTCACAATCGCCAACAACGACACCACCGGAACGTTGACCTTGCTGCATGGCAGCACTGCCGGCAACCGGGTTACGCTACTGGCGCCCAAGGTAGACATCACCAACCCGTCCTACGCCGACCAGGACGGCATCCAGATGCTAAGTATTCCCTACGTCGCCATCCCGACCACGGCCGGCAACGACGAAGTGAAACTCACCTTCACCTGATAGGAGCACCCTGCATGGCGTTTGTCCTCAAGCAGTCCGACACCTACACTTGGCCGGTCGCCTTTGACATCCCCGTCGATGGTGGCCGGCATGAACGACAGACCTTTGACGGCGAGTTCAAGCGCTTGCCGCAAAGTCGCGTTGGGCCAATGGTGGCGGAGCTGCAGCAGCTTGAGGACTTAGGCGATCTGGAGCGCCTCACCGAGCTTGCCAAGGAGGTGCTGGTTGGTTGGGCCGGCGTCACCGGCGATGACGGCAAGGAGATCCCTTACAGCGAGAAGGCAGTGGGCCAGCTGCTGGAGGTGCCGCTTTTGGCGGTGTCGATTATCAAGGCCTACATGGACAGCATCAAGGGAGCCAAGAGAAAAAACTGACAGAGGCCGCCGAGCATTGGGCTGGCGGCAGCGTCAAGGATGAGACGCAAGATGATGCAGCGGTGTTCGGGTTGGCACTGCCCGAGCTGGAGCCTGAAGGCGACTTTGAAGTGTGGGAGGAAAACTGGCCGGTGGTTGAGATGTTCCTGCGGTGTCAGACGCAGTGGCGCACCACGATGAACGGCGTGCTGGGGCTGGACTATGGAGCAGTGGCCTGGCTCTTTATGATGTACGAAGTGAAAGACCAACGCGCGCTCCTGGAGGACCTGCAGGTGATGGAGGGAGCGGCAATGGTCTCGATTAATAGCAGGAGCAGCTGACATGGCGATGAACATGGACGCCCTGCTCCGCATCAAGGCGGACGTTCAAGGCGAGAACAACATCCGCCGGCTTGGCAACTCCATGCAGGGGCTGCAGGGCAAGGCAAAGAATGCTGCGCTGGGCTTCAACAACCTCAAGGGCGCGGTAGCAGGCTTCGGTGCAGCGATCGCTGGCAGCGCCATCGTGGGCGGCCTTACGGCTGTTGTGAAGAAGTCGATCGACGCCGGCGATGAGCTGTTCAACCTGCAGGCCAAGACCGGCATCGCAGCCAAGCAGCTGATCGGCATCGGCAACGCCGCCAAGCTGGCCGACGTGGACATGGGCACGCTGAGTAAGGGCCTGAACAAGCTCAGCGTCAACCTTGTCAAGGCCGCTGAAGGCGATCAAAAATTGGCCAGCGCTTTCAAGCGGCTTGGCGTAGATGTCAAGGATGCCAACGGCCAGGTGGTGCCGGCAGACAAGGCGCTGAAGCAGATCGCTGATCGCTTTGCCGACATGCCCGATGGTGCGAAAAAGGCGGCCGCAGCCGTTGCGCTATTCAGCAAGTCTGGCGCTGAGCTGATCCCGATGCTGAACGAAGGCGCGGCCAGCATGGACAAGTTCATCTACAAGGTGGGCGAAGACTTTGCAGCGCGCTCTGATCTGTTCAATGACACGATCACCGAGTTCGGCATCAAGACGCAAGGCTTCGGACTAGAGCTGACCGACGCATTGCTGCCGGCGCTGCAGTCAATTCTTGAGGTGCTTGGCGACCTGTTCGACACCAAGCAGGACTGGTCGGCGCTGTTCGATGTGATCATCTTCGGCCTGCGTGCGGTCGCCACGGTGATCTACGCGACGATCAAGCTGGTGGATGTGGCCATCAAGAACCTGGTGGCGTATTTCGATGCGGTCGGCAAGGTGCTGCAGGGTGACTTTGGCGGCGCTGCTGATGTGGTGAAGAACCGTATCGGCGGTCTGCTGGAGCAGGCCAAGCAGGACTTTGCGCAGATCCAGAAGATCTGGACCGGAGCCCCTTCCCCCGGCACCGGCCGCCGCACGGGCGGGCGCAACATGGAGCTGGACACCAGCAGCAGCGACGCATCAGCGGCATCAGCCGCCCGCAAGGCAGCAGCCGATGCCAAGCGCGCAGCATCTGAGCAGGAGCGGCTGCTGGAGCGGCGCGCCAGTCTCACCCAGCAAGCAATCAGCTTGCAGGAGGAGCTGCGCAACAGCGTGGCGGATGTGACGGCCGCCTATAAGGGCGTGGGTGCCACGCGGACGGAACAGCTGTTCCTGGATCGCAATGAAGCCATTACCGAGAACGACCGGCAGATCAAGCAGCTCACGCTCGACGTGGTGACGCTGGCGCGGGAAGTTAACGCCGCTGGCGGCTCGCTTGACATCAAGCCGTTTGAGGAGCTGATCAACCAGCTGTCGCGGCTCAACGTGGACGTGGCCGACAAGACCTATCAAGGCGGCCTGAAGGAGCTGACTCAGCAGCAAGCCGACGCAATGACCGAGCTTCGCCGCGAGTCGGGCCTGCTCACAACGGATCAGGAACGCCAGCTCGACATCAACGAAAAGCTGGCGCAGATCCAGCGCGAGATGCCCGAGCTTTACGCCGCGCAGAAGGATGAAATCACTGCGCTTGTTACAGCATCCGCCGGCCTGACTGAAGCGCAGGAGCGCAACAAGCAGCTTGTGATGGGCATTGCCGATACGATCGGCGGCGGCCTCACTTCAGCGTTTGATCTGCTGCTTGAGGGCACCGATAACTGGGGCAACAGCCTGCGCGAGATTGCTGCCGGCGTGCTGAAGGACATTGCCCGGCAGCTGCTGCAGATCATGGTGATCCAGCCCATCGTCAAGGGCATTGCCGGCGGCTTCGGCTTTGCCAACGGCGGCATCATGACCGGCGACGGCCCGATGCCGCTGAAGACCTACGCCAACGGTGGCATCGCCAACAGCCCGCAGCTGGCGATGTTCGGCGAGGGCTCGATGCCCGAGGCCTATGTGCCGCTTCCCGATGGCCGGCGCATCCCGGTGGCGATGCAGGGCGGCGCTGGCGGTGGCACCACGGTGAACGTGTCAGTGGACGCCAAGGGCACCAGCGTGCAGGGCAATGCCGGCCAAGGCGAGGCGCTGGCCCGTGCAGTGGCGCAGGCGGTGCAGGCAGAATTGATCAGGCAGAAACGGCCTGGCGGATTGATCGCGGCATAACCCATGGCAACCTTTACCTACACAGCAAGCTTTGAAGCCACCGAGAGCAGCAAGCCTCGGGTGCGCAAGTTCGCGGCTGGCGATGGCTACGAGCAGCGCATCACGTTTGGTCTCAATTCTGATCCAAAGGAATGGAGCTTGACGTTCGCCAACCGCACTGATGCCGAGCGCGAGCTGATTGCAGCATTCCTTGAAGCCCGCAACGGCGTGGAGTCTTTTGACTGGACGCCACCCCGCGGCACGGCTGGCAAGTACGTCTGCGAGGAATGGCAGGTGACGCTCAGCAACTGCAACAACAACCAGATCCGCGCCACTTTCCGCGAGGTGTTTGAGCCGTGAGCGTTCCCGTCTCTGATCTTCAGGCGATTGCACCCAGCGCCGTCATCGAGCTGTTTGTGCTGGAGCTGAATGCCACGCAGCACGGCGTCAACGACACCTACCGATTTCATTCCGGCACCAACCTCAACTCCAACGGCGAAATGGTGTGGGCCGGTAACAGCTATCAGCGCTTCCCCGTTGAGGCGGAAGGTTTTGAATACACCGGCAACGGTCAGCTGCCGCGGCCCAAGATCCGCGTGAGCAACATCCTCAGCAGCATCACAGGGCTGCTGCTGAGCCTGCCAGACGGATTGGATGGCGCCAAAGTGACGCGCATCCGCACCCTTGCGCGCTACATCGACGCGGTGAACTTCCCCGGCAGCGTCAACCCCTACGGCACACCGGACCCGACAGCTGAGTTTCCGCGCGAGATCTACTACGTTGATCGCAAGACCGTTGAGACCCGCGACGTGGTGGAGTTTGAGCTGGCGGCTGCGTTTGACCTGGCCGGCGTCAGGGCGCCGAAGCGGCAGTGCATCGCCAACATCTGTCAGTGGGTCTACAAATCGACGGAGTGCAGCTACGCCGGCGGGCTGCCGACTTGCACAAAGACCCTGGACGACTGCAAGGCGCATTTTGGCGCCACGGCTGATCTGCCGTTTGGCTCCTTCCCAGGCGTGGGCACGTTCGTCGTATGACCTGGCGCACCGCAGCACTTGAGCACGCAAAAGCCGATGATCCGCGCGAAGCCTGTGGCCTGGTTGTGGTGGTCAAAGGCCGCGAGCGTTACTGGCCGTGCCGCAACCTGTGCACCGGCATTGATCAGTTCATCCTCGACCCGGACGACTACGCGGCCGCCGAGGATGCCGGCGAGATCATTGCGGTGGTGCACAGCCATCCAGTCACAGCGCCACAGCCCAGCGGGCCGGATCTGGTCGGGTGCGAGAACAGCGGGCTGGAGTGGCACATTGTCAACCCGAAGACCGAAGCATGGGGCGGCTGCAAGCCATCGGGCTACAAGGCGCCGCTGATCGGCCGCGAGTGGGCATGGGGCGTCACCGACTGCTGGACGCTGACGCGCGACTGGTACGCCGAGCATGGGCTGCAGCTGCGTGACTGGCAGCGGCCTGTATCACCCGAAGAATTTGAAGATGCCCCTATGTTTGAAGGCTGCTGGAAAGAAGCTGGCTTTCGCGAGCTAAACGAGAATGAGCAGCTCCAGCATGGCGACTTTCTGTTGATGAGCATCAGCGGGCCAGGCCTGAACCATGTCGGCGTCTACATTGGCGACGGCTTGGTGCTTCATCACATCCGCGGGCGGCTGAGCAGCCGGGATATGTACGGCGGCTGGCTTCAGAAGTGCACCGGCCGGCGGTTGCGGCATCCTGCGTTCATTACGATGGGTGGAGGCTGAGCAGGACCATGCTGCGAGAGATCCGGGTTTATGGTCGGCTGGCGAAGTTCCTCGGGCGCCGCGTGTTCCGCGCCGATGTGGCAAACGCGGCCGAGGCGGTGCGGTTTTTGGCGACCAACTTCCCGCAGCTGGAGAAGCACATGGCTGACCAGCACTACCGGGTTAGCGTCGGCGGCTATGACCTAAGTGAGGATGAGCTGCACGACCCGGCAGGACAGCAGCAGATCAAGATCGTGCCCGTGCTGGCTGGCGCTGGCGCGGTGGGACGGATCATTGCTGGGGTGGCGTTGATTGCTATTGGGTTTCTTGTGCCGGGCATCGGCGCCCTAGGCGTGCAGATCCTTGTCGGCGTCGGCGCCTCCCTGGTGCTCGGCGGCGTCGCGCAGCTGCTCACTCCGGTGCCGAAAATGCCGCAAGGCGCAGCGTCCAACACCGACCAGGACCCGCGCAAGTCCTATTCCTTTAGTGGCATCCAGCAAACCAGCCGACAAGGCACACCGGTGCCGTTGGTCTACGGCGAGACGCTGGTCGGCTCGGTGGTGATCTCCGCCGGCATTGATACCGTGCAGGTGGCGGCATGAGCAGGATTGTCGGCTCTGGCGGCGGCGGCGGCGGGTGCTTCCTCGGGCACACGCTGGTCCGGGTGCCTGATGGGCAGCGGCGCATTGATGAGCTGCAGCCCAGCGACCTAGTTCTGAGCTTTGACGATCAAGGCGGGATCCACCCGGCCAAGGTGCTGAAGGTTCACGTCCACGCCGGCGAGCGGGTCAACCGCTACCGCCTCTGGGGTGGCGCGGTGCTGGATGCCACGCCTAATCACTGGGTGCTCAACCAGTTCAATGCGTTCGTTGAAATCGGCACCCTCGGGCCAGATGACTGCCTGGTGGATGAGAACGGCCACCTGCGGCCGATCGTCAGCAGCGAGGAGCTGTGCGTCGGCACGGTCTACAACCTGACCGTCGAGGGGCATCACACCTTCATCGCTGGCGGGATCCGCGTCCACAACGCCGGCCTCGGCCTTGGTCCGATTGCAGGCGCTGGCGGCGGCAAGAAGAAAAGCAAGGGCGGTGGCGGTTCAACGCGCACGCCAACAGAAGCAGGTGACAACCTCAACAGCGCGCAATATGCGCAGGTTCTGGACCTGATTAGCGAAGGCGAGATTGAAGGCCTCAAAGAGGGCGACAAGTCGATCTTCCTCGACAACACGCCGTTGCAAAACGCGAACGGCACTTACAACTTTCAGAACGTCACCGTCTACACGCGCAACGGCACGCAGAACCAGTCCTACATCCCCGGGTCGCCTGGTATTGAGGATGAGAGGCCTGTGGGCGTGCAGGTGCAGCAGGCCACGCCGATTGTGCGCACGATCAATGACGCCAACGTTGACGCGGCGCGGATCACGATCACGGTGCCGCAGCTGCAGCTGTTCACTGACGAAGGCGACATCAACGGCACCGACGTGCGCCTGCAGATCGCCGTGCAGTACGGCGGCGGCGGTTACACCACCGTGATCGATGACACGATCGCTGGCCGCACCGCCGATTCCTATCAGCGCGACTATCTGGTGGGGCTGGCCACCACCCCGGCAGACATCCGCGTGACGCGCGTCACGCCCGACAGTGCCAGCGCCAAGCTAGCCAACGCCTTCAACTGGACCAGCTACACCGAGATCGTCTACGCGAAGCTGCGCTACCCCAACAGCGCGCTGATCGGTTTGCGGGTGGATGCCGAGCAGTTCTCCAGCGTCCCAAGCCGCACCTATCTGATCCGCGGCATCAAGGTGCAGATCCCGTCCAATGCGACGGTTGATCAGGCCAACGGTCGGCTGATCTACAGCGGCATCTGGAATGGCACCTTCGGGGCAGCGCAGTGGTGCTCAGACCCGGCATGGGTACTGTGGGACTTGCTGACATCCAAACGCTACGGCTTTGGCGACCACATTGAGGCAGCGCAGCTCGACAAATGGGCGTTCTACGCCGCCAGCCAGTATGCCGCCGAGCTGGTGCCCAATGGCTTCGGCGGGTTTGAGCCGCGCTTCTCCTGCAACACCAACATCCAGACCGCTGAAGAGGCCTACAAGCTCATCAACGACATGTGCTCAGTGCTCCGGGTCATGCCGTATTGGAGCACCGGCACGCTGACGATCAGCCAAGACCGGCCGGCCGATTCGGCCTACCTGTTCACGCTGGCCAACGTCTCTGAGGAAGGCTTCAGCTACCAAGGCAGCAGCCGCAAGACACGCCCAACAGTGGCGGTGGTGAGCTACCTCGATCTGCCCAGCGCCGACATCGCCTACGAGGTGGTGGAAGACCAGGCAGCAATTGCCAAGTACGGCGTTGTCACGACGCAGATCTCAGCCTTCGCCTGCACGTCTCGCGGCCAGGCCAGCCGGATTGGCGAATGGCTTCTCTACTCCGAGCAGTACGAGTCAGAGGTAATCAACTTCACCGCCTCGATTGATGCCGGCGTCGTGGTGCGCCCTGGGCAGATCATCGAGGTGGCTGATCCTATGCGCGCCGGTAGTCGCCGCGGCGGCCGGATCGTGACTGCCACTACCACCGCCATCACGGTGGACGATGCGACAGGCCTGCCCGTATCGGGCGGCACGCTGTCGGTGATCCTCCCAGATGGCACTGTTCAGGAGCGTGCAGTGAGCGGCCGCAGCGGCGCCGTGATCACCGTCAGCTCAGCATTCACCGCAACGCCCAACGTGAACAGCGTCTGGGTTTATCAGACCACAGACATCCAGACGAGCCAGTGGCGCGTCCTCAGCGTGGCCGAGCAGGATGGTGCGCAGTACGCCGTCAGCGCACTGGCCTACAACGCCAGCAAGTACGCCTACATCGAGCGCGGCGCAGCACTGCAACCGCGTGATGTCACGAACCTAAACGTCGCACCTAACGCGCCCGCAAACCTCCGCTACGAGGAAGTGCTCTATGAAAGCAACGGCCGGGCGCTGTCGAAAATCATCCTCAGCTGGCAGCCGATCGCCGGCATCTCGCAGTACCGCGTCCGTTGGCGCTTTGGTAACAACAACTGGCAAGAAGAAAACATCTCCAAGCCCGACTACGAAATTCTCGACAACAAACAGGGCACCTACCAGGTGCAGGTTTACAGCGTCAACCCTGCATTCCTGCGCTCCACGCTGCCGGCACTGCTGACCGTCTACGCCCAAGCAAAGTCAGCAGCGCCCATCAACGTAGCTGGCATCAACCTTGTGCCAATCGACGAGGCCAGCGCCATCCTCAGCTGGGATCGCGCTGCTGAGCTGGACGTGCTGCTTGGTGGCAAGGTGCTCATCCGCCACAGCGTCGCCATGGTTGGAGCTACCTGGCAGAACAGTCAGGAGATTGTTGCCGCTGCTGCTGGCAGCCAAACCCAGAAGCAGGTGCCGCTACTGGAAGGCACCTACCTGCTGAAGTTTGAAGATGACACGGGCAACCGTTCGCTAGTGGCTGCCACTGCGGTGACCGACCTGCCCACGCCTCAACCGCGACTGCTGGTCAAGACCTACGCCGAAGACCAGGAGATCCCGCCATTCTCGGGCAACGTCACCGGCATGTTCTACAGCAGTGAGCTGGACGGCCTGATCATCTCGACCGGCGACAACGTGGACGACATGGCGCCCGATGTGGTGCCAGGCAGCCCGCTAATTGACGAGAACGGCGACCCGATCCTTGACGAGAACGGCGACCCGATCCTGGCCGAAGCAGACTCTGGCGACTGGGATGCGCTGCCATCCATCGACAGCACCGGCGGCGTCAACCTGACTGGCGAGTACGAGTTCGGCAGCACCTGGGACATGGGCACCGTCTTCGACGTAAACATGCGCCGGCGCTTTGTCACCCGCCCCTACCTGCCGGCAGCGCTATGGGATGACAAGGTTGGGCTGATTGATGACTGGCCTGAAATTGACGAGACCAACCTGGACGCCGCCAACGCCACGCTCTACGTCCGCTTTACCAACGACAACCCCGGCGGCAGCCCGGTGTGGGACGACTGGCGTGAGTTCAGCAATGCAATCATTCGCGGCCGCGCCTTCCAGTTCAAGGTGATCGCCAGCAGCGGAGACCCCAACCAGAACATCGTCATCGACGAGCTTGGCGCCGAGCTGGAGTTGCAGCAGCGCATCGAGCAGTCCGCTACTCTGACCAGCAGCACGACGACCTATGTGGCCACGTTTGCCAAGCCGTTCTACCAAGCGCCGGCAATGGGCTTGACAGCGTTTAACATGGGGACTGGTGATTACTTTGCCATCAGCGACGTGACCCGCACCGGCTTCCAGGTCGTCTTTAGGAACAGCGGCGGCGCTGCCGTAAGCCGCCAGTTCACCTACACAGCAATCGGCTACGGCAAGGAGATCATCTGATGGCCCAACACGACTACAACGTTGCCAACCAGTCTGGCGCCGCGTTCAGGCAAGACCTGAACAACGCCCTATCGGCAATCGTCAGCATCAACAGCGGCGCGGCTGAACCCAGCACCACGTTCGCCTATCAGCTTTGGGCTGATACTACGGCTGGCCTGCTGAAGATCCGCAACTCAGCCAACAACGCTTGGATTTCGCTGCGTGAGCTGGACGGGACGCTGCTGCTTGAAGGCGGCACTGCCGCCGCGCCAGGCCTTTACTTCAGCGGCGACGTTAACACCGGCATCTATAGCCCCGGCGCGGATCAGCTGGGTATCGCAACGGGTGGTGTGCAGCGGCTGCTGGTTGATGCCTCGGGCAACGCAACGTTTAGTGCCGATATGAGGGCTGCCAGTTTCAACGGCGGTCCACTGGCAGGACTACGCAACCGCATCATTAATGGTGACTTTGATGTCTGGCAACGCGGGGTGGGGCCTTTTACAGCGGCGGACTATGGGGCTGATCGGTGGATTCATTCGCGCATAGGCACCACTCAATCCGTAACGCAACAGCCTTTCACTGTTGGGCAAACGGCAGTACCGAATGAGCCAACGTATTTCTGTCAAACGGTTGTCACTTCTGTTGCTGGAGCTGGCAACCAGTGCGTTTTAGCTCAACGCATTGAAGACGTACGCACTTTTGCCGGTCAGCAAGTAACCATTAGCTTCTGGGCTAAGGCGAATGCAACTAGGAGCATTGCTGTAGAGCTTGTCCAGAGTTTTGGCACTGGCGGCTCTCCAAGCGCAACGGTTGAGGCTATCGGTGTCACCAAGGTTTCCATTGGCACCAGTTGGCAGAAAGTTACAGTTACAACAACAATGCCGTCAATCAGCGGCAAAACCCTTGGGACTAATAACGATCATCAGTTGACTCTCGCCATTTGGTTTGACGCTGGTTCTACCTTTAACAGTCGCACCTCTACCCTCGGCCAACAATCGGGCACCTTTGACATTGCCCAAGTGCAGGTAGAGCCCGGCCCTGTCGCTACACCGTTTGAACATAGGCCACTACAGATTGAAGTGACAATGTGTGAAAGATATTTTTTCTCAAGTATCCAGAATATTGCTGCGCTCAGCCCCTACACACCAGCTTCCACTTCCTCCGATTTGCTTATTGACATTCAATTTCCTGTTACTATGCGGGCGACTCCAGTCATTGTTCTGGGCACTCAAACCCCTGGCGGCGGGGCAGCAACTCAGCCATCAAAGGACGGCTTTAGGTTTGGTGGAATTGTTGGCGCCGCAAACACCGCTTACTCCGTTTTAGGCTTCACTGCCTCCGCTGAACTATAACCAATCATGAGCACTCCCATGTATCAACTAACAACCGGCAACACCATCCTTCGCCTTGCGGACAGCGCCTACATCCCACACGACACTGCCAACCGCGATTACCGCGAATATCTGGAATGGGTGGATGCTGGCAACGAGCCAGAGCCCGCACCCGTACCTCAACCTGGCCGCGACTACTTGGCATTTTGGGATGCGTTGATGGTTTCCAGCGTCTACGGCGCCATCCGCGAGCAGTCCATGGCCAGCCTGCCGATGAACACCCTCGCCACCGAGTTCATTGCGCTCATGGGTGATGCCAAAGCTGGGCGGCCTAACGAAGCGGCGATCCAGCAGTCGATGGGCGCTGTCCTCAGCGTGGGCACCTTCACCGAAGATCATTTGATCGAGCTTGCTGAAGCACTTGCTGATGGCAACCTCGATGGAATCTACGTCCTGCCCACCCCTGAAGGTTAATGGCATCACGCAAAATCACGGAGCTGACCGCGCTGACCGCGCCCGTTGGCTCCGATGTGCTTCCTGTTATTGACGTATCAGAGGCGTTGCCGATTGATCAAAACAAAAAGATCACGCTGACCAATCTCACCCAAGGGCTTGGCGCCGCCACTACATCAGTGGCTGGCATCGTGCAGCTGAATGACACCGTTGCATCCACCAGCACCACGCTGGCAGCGACGGCTAACGCGGTGAAGACCACCTACGACCTGGCGAACGCGGCGCTGCCGAAGTCGGGCGGCACGATGACTGGCGTGGTCACCTTCGACGCTGCTCAACCGCGGATGGTGCAGGCAACTGTCCAAAACAGCACCAGTGGCACGGTGCTGAACTTCACCGGCATTCCAACCTGGGCGGGAAAGATCACGGTGATGCTTAGTGGCGTCAGTACAAGCGGATCAAGCAGTGTGATAGTCCAGTTAGGTTCAACGACCTTTACGACATCTGGCTACCTGGGCTCGTCAAACATTATTGGCACGGCCGGGGCGGTAACTAACCTCTCCACAGGTTTCAGGATTTTCTTTAACACCTCAGATGCCGCTGCAGCCGTTCGGCATGGCGCAATGGTGCTCTCTAACATCACGGGGAACACATGGGTAGCAAGCGGAACATTTGGGCTCAGCGATTCTGCGTGGATCTCGACGATCGGCGGCACCATCGCGCTCGGCGGTGTGCTTGATCGCGTCCGCATCACCACCGTCAACGGCACTGATACATTTGACGCTGGCAGCGTCAACATCATCTACGAAGGCTGATGGTAGTCCGCGCTAAGACCGGCGCCGCTCGCATCGAGCATCAGCCCGGCCCACCTAAGACCACTGCGCAGGGCTACGGCACCCGCTCACGCCCACGCCGCCGCGGCCGCAAGCCCCTCAGAGGGCAAGGCCGGTAATGGACAGTCAAACCCGCGAGAACTGGCGACGCATCCGCGACACGCTGGAAGCAGCGGGAAAGACCGACAACCACTACTACCGCCGCGCTCTTGCCATCCTCGCCACCGGGCGTGATCCTTTTGATCGTTACGATGGGATCAGGACCGGATCAGCCGATGGCGGACGAACCTAAATCAGTCGGCGGCGTCTTCGTTGCTTCCCTCCCGGCCGCGATCGCCGCTGGCCTGTTCGCCATCGGTGCCCTGCTGGTCAACATGCAGATCCAGTCGGCACGCATTGAGGCCACGATCACGCAGATGGCCGCGGCCGTGAACGAGCTGAAGAACGACTACAAGGTCCAGCTGTCCGACCTCGACGAGCGGGTGCGAACGCTGGAGATCCACAAGTAACCTAGGAATACATACGCATGAACGCCGTGTCTGTCGAAACCGCCGCTGTCATCGCCATCGTCATTGCTGCCGGCAGCGAGATCATCGCCATCAGCCCGCTGAAGTCCAACAGCTGGTTGCAGCTGCTGCTGCAGGCCGGTCGGATGATGTTCCCCAAGCGCACCCGTTGACTGATGGCTAACGCCGCACCAATCACGCTGGAGCAGCTGTTCCGGTTCTATCGAGGACTGCCGCATCAGGCGGCCGCGATTGAAACGCTGGAGCAGGACTTGGCGGTCAACGGCTATGCCGCCGCCATGCGCCGCGATCGGGCATGGTTCCAAACATGGAGCCAAGACGGCAAGCAGGCCGACCTGGCCGCGGCGCTCAAGATCATCAAGGAGTTTGAGGGCTGCCACCTCACTGCCTACCCTGACCCGCTCAGTGGTGGCGATCCCTGGACGATTGGCTACGGCACCACGCGCTACCAGGACGGCCGCAAGGTCTCCAAGGGCGACAAGATCAACGCCATCGAGGCGGACATGCTGCTCCGCCAGGAAGTGGACCGCATTGCCGCCAAGCTGCGCGACACCGTGCCGTTCTGGATCGAGATGGCCGATCACCAGAAGTGCTCGCTGATCTCCTTCGCCTATAACCTCGGCAGCGGCTTTTATGGCGCGTCGGGCTTTGAAACCATCAGCCGGGAGTTGCGTGAGAAGGATTGGGCTGCAGTGCCCGCTGCGCTTGAGCTGTACCGAAATCCAGGGTCCAAGGTGGAAGCTGGCCTGCTGCGCCGCAGGCGTGCCGAGGGAGTGCTATGGAGTGGCTCTCAAGCGGCCAGCGTGCGCTTAGAGGTGCCCTATGAGTATCAGCGAGACAACGCAAGTGGGCAAGGCGGCAGAGAGTGCTTTTCAAGCAGCTGCGCAATGATCGCCCGCTTCTACGGCAAGGTTCTCAACGACGACGCCTACAACAAAGTCCGCGCTCAGTTTGGCGACACTACTGATGCTCAAGCTCAAGTAAAGGCGTTGCGGTCGCTTGGTCTGAAGGCTGCCTTTACGCAGTCCGGTGACGCCGCCATGCTTGAGCAACAGATCCGCCTAGGCCGGCCGGTGGGCGTGGGATGGTTGCACCACGGCCGGGCTTCGGCCCCCTCTGGCGGTGGGCACTGGTCGGTAATTACCGGGTTCACGCCGGACGCCTTCATCCACAACGACCCCTACGGCGAGGCGAACATCGTGAGCGGCGGCTACGTCAGCGAGAAGGGCGGCAAGGGGGCTGTTTACAGCCGCAAGAACTGGCTGTCGCGCTGGCTGGTAGATGGACCAAAGACAGGCTGGGCGATTGTGGCAGAGCCGTGATCGGGTAAACTCAACGGTAGAAGCAGAGAGCCGTGTGCAAGAGGAATGGCGCGACGTGCCTGGATACGAAGGGCTGTATCAGGTCAGCAACACCGGAAAAGTGAAACGGCTCGCTAGGGATGTCATCAGTGTCACGCACTACCCAGAGGCCATACTGTGCGGGGAAGTCGACCAAGACGGCTATCGTAGGGTCGCTTTTAGCGTCTCAAATCCTGCTGACTACGGTTTAGAGCTGCCAGTAAAGCAAAGCAACGGAAAGAAGGGCTTGCGTCATTTTGTGAAAAAGCAAGTTCATCGCATGGTGTACGAGGCTTTTTGTGAGCCAATACCAGAGGGGATGCACATCAATCATCTTGACTGCAATCGTTCAAATAACTTGCTCCCCAACTTGGAAGTTGTGACACCTCAGCAGAATGTTGACTATTCGTTCGAGTTTGGGCGACGAGCCCGAAGCACGCAGAGGCGTCGGTCCCTTGCGGATAGGCTTACCAAACTCCACAATGACAAGCCTGCATGATCATCCCCGACCATGAGATCGCCCGCCTCTGTCGCCAGGCGGCGATGGTGGTGCCGTACAACAGCGACCTACAGAACCCGGCCAGCCTCGATGTGCTGCTGGGCGATCGGCTGATGATTGAGGTGCCCGAGCGCCCCGAGCTGCAGATCCTCGGCATCGGTCACCACACGCAGGCCGACCCTTACTGGATGACGCCGGGTGAGTTCTGCCTGGCGGAGACGCAGGAGATCTTCAACCTGCCCGACCACATCGCGGCGCAGTTCGTGCTCAAGTCGAGCCGTGCCCGTGAAGGGCTGGAGCACCTGCTGGCCGGCTATTGCGATCCAGGGTGGCATGGCAGCCGGCTGACGCTGGAGCTGCACAACAGCCGCCGCTTCCACAACATCGCGCTATGGCCTGGCATGAAGATCGGCCAGATGGTGTTTCACGTCATCGCCGGCGAGCCTGAGCGCACCTACCGCGAGACTGGAAGGTACAACGGCGACCTGAGCGTCACTGCCAGCCGGGGATGATCACCTTGGACGCGGCAGCAGCTGCGGCCTCATCGACTAGGTGGGCGTAGCGGGCGGTGGTAAGCGGGCTGGCATGGCCAAGCAGTCCGCCGATCTGGTTCAGCGTCAGCCCGGCGCTCACCGCCATGCTGGCGTAGTGGTGCCGCAAATCATGCACCAGCAAGTCCGCAATCCCCGCAGTGGCCAGCAGCTCCTGCCAGAGCTTCTGGTAGCCCACCAGCGGGTGGTCGCCATCGCCTTGGATGATCCATTCGCTGTTCGATTGTGCGCGCAGCTGCTGGAGCACCTCCACCGCTACGGGGGTAAGGTGGATCAGGCGGGGGTGGCCATCGACCCCCGTCTTGTGGCATTCATGCGGCACCACCAGCACCGCACCCTGCAACCAGCTCCAGCGCGCGTCCTTCATCTCTGAGACGCGGCAGCCGGTGAGCAGCAGCAGGCGCATCAGCTGGGCAAACCGCCAGCGAACACCGGCCGGTGCAAACCCGTCCAGCGCCACCAGCAGCCGCGCCATCTCCTCGCGGGTGAGATACCGGCGCCGCTTGCGCTCGCCATTGCCCGGCACCTTGGCGCAGGGGTTGTCTTTCCGCAGCCCCCACAGGATTGCCAAGTTCATCGACTTGCGCAGCACCGCCAGCGTACGGTTGGCCTGGGTGCCACCTACCGATCGGATCAGCTTCATCACCTGCGCGGTGGTGACCTGCTGCACCTTGTGGCCGCCCAGATCGGGGATGATGTGCGCCTCCCAGATGCTCCGGTAGCCCGCGCGGGTGGATGTGCGCAGCTTGCCGTAGTGCTCCGCCTGGAGCCTGGCGTAGAGGTCCGCCACCGATGGCCCGCGGCGCACTTCCTGCCGCACGCTGGTGGGCGCCTCACCCTTGGCGACAGAGGCCAGCAGCTTGTGCGCTTCCTCCCGTGCCAGCGTCCTGCTGACGATCGGCAGCCGGCCGATCTTGTGGTGTTGCTGTTTTCCACCGGGCTCCCGGTAGCGCAGATACCAAGTCTCGACCCCGCTCGGGAGCCTCAAAATGCCTAATCCGGGCACCTTTGTGTCTGCTATCCATTCGCGCACCATTCGCGCAGATCTCCGTGATTTCGGGTGAGATTGCGCGAACGGGCTGGAATTGTCCAGTGAAGATTCAGTGGTTGAATCAGAGGCTTAGGGGATTCCCGTGAACCGGCGTGAGGTCGGGATAGACGACTTTTAATCAGAGGGTCGCCGGTTCGACACCGGCCGGGCTCACCAAAAACCCCCAAGAGATCAACGGTTTAGGAGATCAGGCGGCCAGCTGCTGCGGCCCCTGTGCAGCCCGTTCGCGCACCATTCGCGCAATCCTGGCCGGCGCCTCGGCAGGGTCATCGAGCGGGATCATCCGGTAGTCATCAACGCCGTGGATCTCCGCCCAGTGCTGCGCACAGATGTGAGTAGGGAACGGCCCGACGTGCCAGATGCCAAGGTCAAGGATGTAGGTCATTTTAGGGATGGGTTGCGCTGCTCAGGCGTGAGGCTGGGGTGGTCTTCGTCATCATCATCCTCGGGCAGATCCTCGGGGATGTAGTCGTATTCAGGGTCGAGTTGTTTCACTGCGCAACTATACACCCCCCGCAGCGCACACTGCCCCGATCCGCCGGCCAGTTGACAATCCGTAACAGGGGCGATCAGGTCGCACCCGCTACCGTTAGCTCAGCCGGGCCTCTGCCCATGCGGGCTTACCTGGTCGAGATCAACGCCAAGCTGATCATCCGCTCCGACACCGAGCCCTCCGAACTGCCGGCCGACATCTACAGCCAGCTGGCGGAGTTCATCCCCAGCGATGACGACATCGTTGACCTCGACGTTTCCGCTTTCCTGTTGCCTGGCCAGGACGATGGAACACCGGATTGAAGAAACGCAGCTGGTCACCCGCAAGTCTGCGCGCGATCAGATCCACCTAGC